TGATGGCCGGTGTTCCGGCCAATTCGTCCGCTCCGGCTCAAGGTGGCGGGATGTCTCCCATGCCGAGCAATCCTTATGCGTTCCTGCCGCCGTATTCGGGGCTGCGGAACCAGCAGGCGCTTCCTGCCTTTGAGCAGCCCGGCGGCTCCTTGCCGATGGAACGCTACATGCCGCAACGCCCCGGCCCGTCATCGCTGCCTATGGCACCGCAAGCAGCACCCATGCCTGCCCCGCAGCCTGTGGCCGCGCCCATGCCGGAACAGACAGGCGGGCAGGGCTGGGGTGGCCCGGAACCGGCGCCCGGCACCATTTCCGAGCCCTATGACGCCATGACCGACCCGCGCTATTTGCCTGAACAGTGGCGCGGCGCCTTCAATACGAGGTGGCAAGCATGAGTTTGCTCACGATGATTGCCAACGTCTGCCGGCGCGTTGGTGAGCCGGTGCCTAACGTCGTGGTCACGTCCACGGATGCCACCGTGCAGCAAATGCTTTCCTTTGCGAACGAGGAAGGCACCGAGCTTATGAAGTATGGCGACTGGCGGAAGCTGCGTCGGCAAAAGGTGTTCACGACGCTCGCCCAGGAAGCGCAGACGGGCATGGTGCCCACAGACCTTGGCAAGTGGCTCGACGAGTCCTTTTGGAATCGATCGGCGCGTCGCCCGCTGTGGGGGCCGATTGACCCGCAGTTGTGGCAGGCTTGGAAGGCTTTCGACACGTTTCCGGTGATGGACGTGTTCTACATGGAGGGGGATGACATCCTCGTCCAGCCGATCCCGGAAGCGGGCGAGACGTTCGCCTTTGCCTACACGTCCAACCTGTGGTGCCAATCAAACGCGGGCGTTGGACAATCGGAATGGCTGGCCGACACCGATACGGGCGTGCTGTCCGAGCGGATTATGACGCTCGCCATTATGTACCGCTATCTTGATGCGCGAGGGCTGGCTTCGCAGGCGGCATACGAGCAATTCGACCTCCAGCGCCGGCAGGAACTATCGGGCGACTCGCCGCGCTCCACACAGAACCTTGCGAGCGGTGACAGGTGGTGGGCTCGCCGGCCCGGCATTGTCGTTCCTGAGGGGAATTGGTCCGTCTAATGGCCTACATCGCGCCCATCCGCACGCCGCCGCGCCGTATCCAGGGCCCGGCTATGGGAACGGTGCAAATCCCGGCCTCTACGCGCGGGCTTAACCTCCGCGACGGCATTGCGGCCATGAAGCCGGCCGACGCGCTGATCCTCGACAACATGTTCCCCGAGGCAACGTATTTGCGCGTCAGGAACGGTACGCAGAGCTACGCCACGGGTATCAACGGCTCCGTGCAGAGCATCATGGAGTGGTCCGGCCCGTCCAGCCGCAAGCTGTTCGCGGCGTCTCCGACCGATATTTACGACATCACCACCACGGGCGCTGTAGGGGCTGCCGTCGTAAGTAGCTTGGGCTCCGGATACTGGCAGACGACCATGATGACCACGCCCGGCGGCGCGTTCCTTGTGCTGGCAAACGGCGTTAATTCGGTCCGCAACTACGACGGCACAAGCTGGACGACGCCCGCAATCACCAACGTCACAAGCTCGACGCTCAATTTCCCGTGCCTGCACAAGTCGCGCATCTGGTTCGTGCAGAACAATTCGACCAAGGCGTGGTATCTGCCGACTGCGAGCATTGCAGGCGCGGCCTCGTCATTCGAGTTGGGCGACACGTTCACGGACGGCGGCAAACTGATCGCCATTGGCGCGGTTAGCCGGGACGGCGGCTCCGGCTCCGACGATTACCTGGCCTTTGTGAGCAGCCACGGACAGGTTGCGGTCTACCAGGGCGACGACCCGGCCTCTGCCAATACGTGGGCGCTGGTGGGCGTCTATAACGGCGCACCGCCCATCGGGAACCGCAGCACGGCGAACATCGGCGGCGACCTCGCCATCGTGACGGAGTCCGCCGTTGTCAGCACCCGGCAGCTTATGGCCGGTGGACAGGCGGCAGCGACGCGGCAGGCGATCACCAACCGGATCGACCAAGGCATCTTGGAAGCCTACACCAGTTACGGCGCGTTGACGGGCTGGTCTATGGCATCTTATCCGCGCTATCGGATGGCGCTCATAAATGTCCCGACCTCGAGCACGACGGCGTTTCAGTTCGTTGTGAACGTCCAGACCGGCGCATGGGCGACCTACGGCAAGAGCGCGTCGCCGCTCAACGCGACGTGCTGGGGGATATACAACGAAAACCCCTATTACGGCCGCAGCGACGGAACCGTCTATCTTGCGGAATCAGGCTATGCGGACGGCACCGCTGGCATTTCGTGGCAGGTAAAGACCAGTTTCCAGACCTACGGCCGGTCCGGTGGCGTGTCACGAATGACCATGATTCGCCCGCTGTTCACGGCTGGCGGGCAGGTGGTCCCGGCAATCCGAATGAACGTGGACTACAGGAACGACCAGCCGCTATCCACTGACGCTTTCCCGATGGCTGCGGGCGCGCAAGGCGGCGGGTGGGATACGTCCCTATGGGATGTCGGCATGTGGGGCGACGGCGCTTCGCCCTATAGTAACTGGTACGCAGCCACCGGCATTGGCACCACTGCGTCTGTCCACATGGGCGGCCAGAGCAATGGCATTCAGGTCATCTTGAATGCATTCGACTTGAAGTACGAAGTCGGCCAGCGGGTGGCGCTCTAATGGCGATCATCCCCATTTTCCAGCCCAGCGAGGAACTGTTCCGGCGTGCCGTTGACGCCGTGCTGACGGGGGCGGGAATGGATAGCGCGGGCGCCTTCGCTTCCGTCCGACTCACGCCAATCACGACGGCAGAGAAGAACGCAATGGCGAACGTCAAAGGCACGCTCGTCTATGACGGCACCCTCAACAAACTCTGCCAGAACACCGGGGCGGGCTGGGAAACGGTGACAAGCGTATGAGCCACACGATCTTTTTCCCGAGCAACGACGCCGAGAATCTGAAGCTTTTGGAGTGGGCGGCCCATCGCATCCCGCACCTTACGCCGAGCCAAAGCATGAAGGCGGTGGGCGTCGTGGGCGGCGGTGATCTGACGTTTCCGCTCCTGGCGGTGTGCATCTATCACAACTACACCGCGCCGCGAGAGATCGACGGTAAGACGTGGTATGGCACCTGTGAGATTTCATTTGCGGCGGCGAGCCCGAAATGGGCAACCCGTCGCACAATTTCTACCTTGTTGAGCATACCATTTCTACAGTATGCTTGTAGGAAGGTAGTGACGGCTACTCCCTCCACGAACAAGCGCGCTTTGCGTTTCAACGAAGGGATTGGCCTGAAGCCGGAAGGGACGCTACGGCATCAATATGCCAAGGGCGTTCATGCCTGCATTTGCGGAATGACGAAGTCGGAGTTTGAGGCGCGGTGGAGAAATCCACGCCCGAAGGTCCGTCGTCCAACCGGAACGCAGGCATATGGGCAGCAAGAGCGCATCAGCACCCCCGGCCCCTGATCCTAAGTACGTCTCGCAGCAGCAGACGCAGAGCAACGTCAACACGGCGGTTGCGAACGCTTACCTGAACCGCGTCAACCAGTACGGGCCGGACGGGTCTAAGACCTATGCCGTGACGGGCTCGCAGGACGTGGGCGGAACGAACGTCCCGATCTGGTCGGAAACGACGCAGTTAAGCCCTGGCCAGCAAAAGATTTACGATAGCCAACAGCAGCTAACGCAGGGCACGTCGGATCTGGCCAACCAGTACGTTGGCCGCATTGGCGATGCCACGTCCAAGCCCTACAGCTATGACGGCCTCGCCCCGGCTCCGACCTATAACGAGGACTACCGGCGCCAGCAGTTGCAGGCCATTCAGGACCGCAACGCGCCGCAGATGCAGCGCGACCGGGACGCCCTCAACCAGCGGCTTGCCAACCAGGGCATCTCGCTAGGCACCGACGCCTGGAAGGCCGCACAGGACGATTACAGCCGCTCCGTAAACGACTTCAGGCTTGGGGCGGATGTGCAGGCGGGCAACGCCGCCGCGCAGCAGTACGGACTGGAGAGCAACACCCGCGACCGCGCGATCCAAGAAATGACGGCGCTACGGACACAGCCGATCAATGAGGTGGCGACGCTCCTTGGAACGGGCAACGGCGTACAGCAGCCGCAGTTCAGTCAGGTAGCGCAGACGCAGGTCGCGCCGACCGATGTGAGCGGGAACTATTGGAACGCCTACCAAGGCCAGCTTGCCCAGCAGCAGATGCAGCAAAAAAGCTCGGATGCCGCGATGGGTGGGCTGTTCGGCTTGGGAGGGGCGGCAATCCAAGCCGGGGGCATGTTCCTATGAGCGCTCCGGCCGCTCGCACGAGAACGTCACGTGGCCCGTGTAGTGGGAAATCTGCGTCGCCCGCGCCACGCGCCCATACTTCTGGCAATGCGCGTTCGCGGCTTGGATCGCGCCACCTGGCGTTGTCGTATAGTTCACCACGCCACCAAGCTCGGTCGCATCCACTGTCGGCGCGCAACCCGCAAGGGCTGCCAGCATGACCACCATCAAAAGCCGCATTCTGTTTCCTCCTGATTCGGTCGGGAATATCGCGCTGCAGTTCAGTGGGGGCAAGGACAGCCTCGCGCTGGCCCATCTCCTGCGTCCGCATTGGGACCGGCTGACATTCTACCACGTAGACACGGGGGATTTGCTACCGGAAGTCCGCGAGATTGTGGACGGCATCGAGGCGCTGGTGCCCCGGTTCGTCCGCATCGAAACCCACGTGGCCGACTGGCATGAGCGGTTCGGCCTGCCAAGCGACCTTGTGCCGACGACCTGCACGCCCGCCGGGAATGCCATAGGGATTGGCTCTCGCCGCCTTGTTGACCGTTTCGACTGCTGCGCTTCCAACATTATGGCGCCGATGCACGCCCGCATGGCCGCCGATGGCGTGGCGCTCGTCATTCGTGGCACCAAGCGCGCCGACATGCCCCGGCTGCCGGCTGAAAACGGTCCAACGGGTATGGGCTACGACTTGTGGCTGCCGCTTCTGGAATGGTCCGACGCCGACGTATTCGCCTATCTCCGTCAGGTTGGCGCTCCGATCTGCCG